AGTAGGGTAGTAGTCCCTCGGTAGTCTCTCGAAGTTACTACGTTTTCCCATGCTTACGATTCACTCTCCTTGTCTGTTTCTAATCCTGCCTTAAGTAAAGTCACAAAGCCTAAGTTTAAGATCGCAGCAATGGTTTCTGGGTTACACTCCAGTTGAAGAGTAGCCGAACCATCTTCATGCTCTTCTACCTCTAATATTTTTATATCATTACTCATGGGGTTGCTCCTCGAAAAGAGGTGATAGTATATCATTAACAGCAGCATCAAAAGTGTCCAAGCTATCCTGCCTACTCCATAGCTTCTTAACCACAACTTCTAACTCATCTATGCGCACCTCTAGCTCTTTGATGCGATCAGCCATTTCCTTGAATGTCGGGGGATCATAAACATCCGGCGATGCTATGTGTGCTTTGATACGGTGCATCAACATGTCTTCGTCCATTACTTCTGGTGTATCACTCATGGGGTTGTTCCTCTTCACCAGAAAATGAAACAAAACCGCAAATCCAAGACAGTAAAACACAAAAGATAAAGAGCGCAGAAGAAACGAGAGCGGCTCCTAAAAGTGTGTATAAAAGCACGTCGAAATCAAAGTATGACAAAAATAGCCACGTATAAAGTACAGCTATAAATGGTAAAGACCAGCGAACAATACGCCTAATCTTCTGCTCTTTTGTAAACTCACTCATGGGGTTTCTCCTTTAAATTAAGAATACATTTCCTTTAGGCGACTAAGCGATACAAACTCAGGCTCATAGATACCATTGCTTATCTCACGCTTAATCACACAACCTTTCCACCAATCTAGGTTTGACTGCCCAGCCCAAGACTCTTCTGCTCCTTTAAAGCAACCCGCAACCAACCCGATAATGCCGTTAGGGTACGCGTCATCTTTAAATTTAATATCTCGTATATGGCTATGACCGCACGTAGAGCTGTGGGTACGTTTCATAAGTAGGCTGTGAGCATGATGTTTACCAGACATAGCAGCCCCCCCATTACCAGAACTAAAGTAATGAGCATAAGAGACACCATCATAGTCAGCAATGACTGGAGCGCTATTGTGGTACTCATGGTATTCATCGAACCACTCACTTGTTTGAAGATGGCCGAAAGAAATACCGTAAGCCTCTCCCTGAAGCCTTGGATCATGTGCTATAGCTCTCTTAATTCTATGTTCGTGGTTTCCTTCAAAGCCAATCCAGTATGGTCGCTTATACTTACGGGTACTAGATTTCTTACGTAAGCGATCCATAGCCTCATTATAACAGTTAATGTCTCGCTCATAGTTCTGGCTTACGATAGCTTTTGGGTAAGCCTTATCATAAGTGTTGAGAGACTTCATATCAGCCCCATCACCTAAGTCAACAATGTAGGTCGGGTTTACCTCATAGATCAGCTCACCTAGCCAATCGAAACGCTCATTTCCCACTGAAGGGTCTGCGTGAGCGCATGAGAATACTACTGCTGTCTTGCTATTCATGACTCTTTATCCTTATATTAAGTTAATTTAAAATTTAGTGTCACTTAAATCAGCACCCTCTAAGACAACACCCCTTAAGCGAGCATGCCTTAAGTCAGCACACTTTAAGTTAGCACCCCTTAAGTTAGCACCCCTTAAATCAACACCCTCTAAGACAGCACTACTTAAGTTAGCACTACTTAAGTTAGCACAATATAAGTTAGCGCCGTATAAGCAAGCACCCTCTAAGTTAGCACCACTTAAGTTAGCACGATTTAAGCTAACACTCTCTAAATTAGCATACCTTAAGTCAGCACCATATAAGGCAGCATCATATAAGTTATCATAACTTAGGTTAGCCTTAACTCCCTCTTTGCCATCAGTCTCTACCCATAACTTATGTTGCCTCAACACTTCCTTGATTCGCTCTTCAGTCATGACTCTTCTCTACCTCACATTTCAAATTCTATTACAATAGGGTCTATCGACGATAAAAAGTGACTCTGAAACTTGTAAGCTGCATCAAGAGACATAAAGGGTATCTCATCATCGAACATTGATTGGTCATTAGCATCTTCTACACGACAAAGCAACCAATAAGTTCCGTACTCATCCTCTCTAGGACCATCTAGGACAAGGTGTATTTTAAACTTTAAAGTACTAGCCATTGTTCAGGTATCCTTTTGTCTGCATATAAGAACCCATACTTATCACACCAATCACCATAGGTACTCTTAGCTCCTTTATAAAGTTTATTCCTAGAGTTAGAAAACACAAACCTAATGTCAAGGTGAGGGTGTTGCTCTTTAATCTTTAGATGCTTCTTCCTGTCTGCTGTTAGGAACCTACCCTTAGACTCTATAATGATATTATTAGGCAATATAAAGTCTGGGGTGTAACTCTTGGTTTCTGATAGTTCCCACTTTATCTTAAGTGTTTCATACTCAAAAGTTACACCCCTCTCGGTTAAGTCCTTGGATATTTTATCCTCTAATCCTGATCTGTACCCATTCTTAATTGCTAGTTGCCGTCTCTTACTGGTGGCTCCCATAGTTCATCCTCTACACGCCTAAGCCATAGAAGCCTAGCATTCTCTATTACCCTATCTGTGTCACCATCATAGGCTTTAACACAAGCTTCCCAAAGGTCTTCCTCAGTCTTAGCTTCGTTTAGTATCTTACCTGCTTTAACTGGACCAACACGAAACAAACCAACAATATTGTCTGCTCTATCCCCTGTTAGTATTTGAGTGTAGAAGAACTTAAGACCGTCCCACTCACTTACTGTAGTCCACTCATTCTTACTGAAGTTAAAGTGACGGCAAGGTATCTGTAACATATCTTTATCAATAGAGGCTACTACTGTATCAGGTCCAAGTCTCGTAGCTTCTTTGGATATTAAATCATCCGCTTCCTCTCCATTACTGATTGTGGCTTCAAACTTATCCACTAGATAATCTCTAACATGCTGTAGATGTCTTGGTTTCTCTACTGCTACTCTGTTGCCTTTGTACGGATGTGACTTAGCTATGTCGTACCTAAAGTTCCCTGACCCCGTGAGGTAAACCTCAAACTGTTCTGGGGTAGGGAACCCTAGTGTCTCCTCTAGGATGTAGTCAAGAAGTATCTCTACTTTCTCTTCTGCATCTTTGGGTTGCAAGTCTTGTGTAGCAAAGGCTGACCGATAAGCTAATATATCGCCATCGACCAGAACCTTATGCTTAGACACTAAAAACCTCCAAAAACCATTTCACCATCATTCTTTTCAAAGCCTACTGCTTCAACGTAAGTATACCCAGCAGCTTTAGTAGCATCAGCGAAGAATAGAGATAGAGCATACAAGTCATCTACTTCATATCGCACTAACTTTACACTATCACCGTCATCCTCTGTAAATGTAATTTCTACTGTTGACATTAGAATCCACCATCATCTTGAGAATCTTCATAGGGAACATGGTCAGTGACCAAAATCTTCTCCATTGTAGTAATCTTACCATCCCAGACATCTAACTTCACCGTAGCACCAGTCAGATTACCAAGGAGACCATCTTCGCCATTTAAGTCCCAATCAACGTATTCCTCACCCTCCAATCTTAGGACTTTAGGTGGCCCCATTAAAACACCCTGCTCACCTGTTTCCCTATTTACAAGCTTAGGGTTGAAGTGAGGTCGAGTAGCTTTGTAGTATTGATTACCGTCACTATCTAATTTGAAGAGTTGAGCTTGCAGACCCTTGTTGGGAACACCATCCTTAATCATCTTCTCTCTAGCTTCGTCATCAATTACTAGATTGGCGACATAAATACCTTGCTTGGCTTCGATATTCTTTGCTAGGTCAGAGCCATCTTGAGGCCCCATATCGCGGTCTTCTGGGCGTACCTTCGCCCACATAAGTTTACATTTGACATAAACTTTCTTACCCATATGTCGAGTTCCTTTATTTTCTAGTTGACTTCATTGTACCTTAGGTAATATACTATATAGCCCCATTTAGGCTTTTCGCAAGCAATTACCTTATTTTAGTGTATGTCTGCATATGTCTTACCAAACTGTGGGCTAACATCTAAATCTACATTAAGTTTAAGTTTAGTGTTTAGTTTACTGATGCAGTCCTTCATAAGTTTCTTTGTCTCTTCTTCCTCTCCTGAATTAATTAAAGCGATAATCTCATCATGGAATTGACCTATGACTTTAATACCCTCTTTACGACACAAGGCTACCCAACTATCGAAACAATAGACACCCGTACTCTGATTAAGTGTTGAGAACCTATCTTTATCATGCCTTAAATGATACCAGAAACCAGATACAGGGTTGTATAACCAATTATACCCTAAAACATTTTTCGTCACTGCCCTCTTAGCAACCTCCCTAACTGCCCAATTTCGTTCCCAGAAAGAATCAAGAAGTTCTTGAGCCTCTTTAAGGGGTATTCCCAACTCCCTAGAGAGTGCTTTAGCTTTAATATCGTAAGTGGCGCTATAGTTTGTCCCCTTGTAACCCTTTCTTAGGGAAGACACTATAGCAAAAACACTAGACTCAGCCCGAGTTAAAACTTGACCTGACTCAAACTTGTTCTTAATCTCCGTGAACTCCTCAATAGATTCTTGCGTAATAACCCCCCTGTGTTTAGCTAAGTCTAGGTGAGGATCAAACCCTTCCCTGCTCATCTCCGCTACGTAGTCAGGATCAAGAGGTTTCATATAGTGTCTCTTTGTTGTATCCTCTAAGCTAACCATATCAGCACCACAAAGAATCTGACCCTCAAGACAAGTAAGACAACCCCGTATTTCCTTACCATAAGGTTTGTCTACAGAAGGTAAATTAACTAGAGGTGTTGCATGACGGAATCGCATTGTGTTGGTAAATCCTGCAATAGTTGCTTGCACGTATCCACCAGACTCGTGTTTAACCATTCCCTTAAGAACAGCAATACGATGAGAAAGAACAGAAAGCCCATCAAGAATGTCAACAGCTTTATCTTTAGGGGATAGTCTTCGTACTGACTCACAGAGTTCCCCGTCCTTTCGTACTTGTTCAACCTTTTTCTCATTACCAGTTACCTTATTCCTTGTGTACTTCCACGTAAGAGGCTCCCAACCAAGAGAGTACAACCAATCCTTTACTTGTTGTGGACTGTTAGGATTACCCCTCTCTTGACCTGTATATACACTTAACGTCTGTGTCGTGTCAGGCATCATATGCTCTCTACATAGTTCTACCCAATCTTGAGCTTTACTGCTTAGAGTTCCATCCTTCTTAAGCCACACCTGAGGTCTATTACGCATAGAATAATGCTTTTGGGGTGGCATAGCCTCTGCCAGTTGTTCAACTTTCTCTTCCTTAAGTTTCTCCCACCCCTCTAAGTGACCCCTAGCTTTACCTACATCTAATTTCCACTGTAGGGCTTCTTGCTCTGCTGCACAATCCATCTTGAATGTGAGGTAATCAATAAGACGCCACTTGTCAGCCTCGTTAGGGTATAACTTATTAAGTTTAGAATCTAGCTCCTTCCAAAGCCTAGAGTTAATCTTAACGTCCTCATCGCACCTGTGGGCATACTCTTGTGGTGTTAGGCTGTCCCAATCAGTAATGGCTGGTTTAGGTACTCCATAGTCCTCTCCGTAACCCTCAAGACCATGCTTACTACGGCTATGATTGATGTACCAAGATAGAGCTAGGGTGTCAACTAACTTAGCTTCAACCTTAATACCTAAGACCTTCTCTACTTGTGGAATATCAAACCTAACGATATTATGGCCTATGAGTATTTCAGATTCCTCAAAGAAGGTACGCATAACATCATAGTCATGGGTATGCCTCACATTCCCTTGGTCGTCCTCCCAAGAGAGTACATGAATCTTAGTAGCGTTCAAGCCATCTGTTTCTATATCAAATACTGGCAACTATTTCTCCTCTCTTTTATCCACTATCTCTAAATAAAAGCTTCACTTATTAGCAAGCACTTGTGGCCGTGGAATTTTTCTGCCCACCGCCTAGCGGCCCATTCTATATCATTGCATTGAGGTGAGTGTTTTGTTTTGTAGAACATTGCCCCCTTTTGTGGGTGAACAACCCACCACCTATTCACATAAACAGTGGCTAGATGGCGTGGTTTGGATATTTCTTCAAGTGGTATATAAAACATACCGTCTAGTATATCTTGACTTACTACTCTCTCAGTCATTACTTTCCCCCTTAAAATGGTATTCCATCAGAGTCGTCCCTACTTGCATATGTCATGTCATGCACTACAGGTACAAGTGTATAACTCTCACTATTGAACTCAAGTTGACCTGCTGGCCCATTACCATTACCTACTCTGTTTTTACGGCCAACTCTGACATTAGTTGTATTCCTTATGTTAATATCGTCAGACTCTTGGTCCCTATCTAGTAGAATCTCAAAGGCAGCTTTCTTACCGATCATAGAGGCGTACATAGTGTCACCATCCTTATTCTGGTGAGCGATAGTTACAATACCTACATCAATCTCAGAGCATAATGTCCCAAGTCTTGTTGATAGATCGGCTAACTTACTTTCCTTATCGGAACCATTAACTAAGTCTTGAATAGGCTCGAAGAAAACATAGTCAACATCGAAAGCAGCTTTAAGGAACTTTACTTGGTCGATCAGACTTTCATAACCATCATCAGGACTGTAGTTAAACTGTATCATCCTTTCATCTTTTGTTAGATTGCTTATGGATTCCCTTACCTCTTTATCCATACCCTTCTCAGCGATGTACTTAGGTAAGATTAGGTTTTCTTTCAGGTCATATGATACTAACCCAAGAACTGACCTCAGCTTAGACTCCTCTAAGTGCATAAAGGCAAACTTATAGTCACTCTTAGTTAAGCACTGATACTCAAGATACCGAAGTAATTCTGTCTTACCCACACCTGTTTGAGCTAAGAGTACAGTAAAGTAACCCTTACAGATACCTAGAATCTTACTATCCAAGTCAGGTATGCCAGTCTCAAAGTATTCAAAGTCTGGTGACTCATCATACAGGTCCAGATAATCCTCAGTGGATACATTAAGGTTTTCTATTTTAACCTTACGTGCTGCCCACCAAGCCTTCTTATAAGCTGCCTGATCCCCTGCTTGTAGGAAATCATTAGCATCCTTGTGCTTGCCATGATCCATAACGTAGACTTTGTTAGGGAACATCCTTGACATACGCTGTACTAAATCATTTGTTTTCTTCTTTAGCTTCTCATCCTTATCATTGTCTAACGATAAAATAATCTTCTCGAAACTGTCGAGTTTAGCCTTACTCTCCTGAAACAATTTACCACTAGGGCTACCATTTAGGAAACTGACCACGTTAGTATCATAACCGCTCTTCAACATCTGCCAAGAAGACAACGCGTCTAAAGGCCCCTCACAGATAGTAATAAACTTACCACCAGCAGGAATAAGATTAAAACCAAACAACTCATCACTAGGGCTACCAAAGGTATAGAATTGCTTTTCCTCAAGTAGACGAGATTGAACTCCACCACTAGGGTAAACATATTCATGTGCATTATTTACTGTAAACTCTTTACCATTCTTGGTGAGGTATGTTCGTTTATCATAAGTTAGTACATTAAATACTTTCATCGTCTCTGCTGTTACACCACGACAAGCTACAAACTTACCCTCAGAACTCTCTGTAAAGTAACTCTCTGGCACTGTCTTAATGTCCTTAGGTGTGTAGTCCATGTAATCCTTTCCTTTTGAAGTGGGGTACTTTTCCTTCGCCCAACTAAACATCTCATCCCTAGAAGGGTAACTTCTCCCGCAAGCGCTGGAGTGGCACTTTCCATAACCATCTGTGTTAAAGCTAAAGGCATTTGATGAGCCACACGACACATAAGGACAAGGTAAACCACCTTTATCTGACATACTATTCTCCTTACTTATGTTATTACTTAAGTTATTACCTAAGTTCTTATTTACTTAATAGTATTAATAATCTTAAGAATAACTTAAGTTATACCCTAAGAGGTGCATAATACTATATAGCCCCATTAAATACCGCCGCAAGTAACAAATTGTTACAACTTTGACATATTCTCTAATGCTGACTTCTCCCAGAGTGATATTGATTGTCGTTTCACTCCGTACACCTCACATATTTCCTCTTGTGTCATATCCTCAAAGTACCTCATTTCTATTACTCGTCGTTCTTTAGGTGTTAAGTTAAGCATAGCCTTGTCTATATAATCTTTAGTCTCGTATGCCTCTGCGTGGTCTGGTGTGTTAGTCATAAACTCCTCATCGAAACCTACAACAGTAGACATAAGTGCTTTCTCTAATGCCTCCTTACCTTGTTCTGAGTAGTTCTGACCATCATG